GCCGGCGTTGTCACCCACTCGCGGGTCAATTCCGCGCAAGAAAAACGGTTCCTCCAGCCCCGTCGCCAGGTTTCGCCAGCCCTTCCGCGGCATACCCTTGGCCGGTATCCAGCCGACGAACAGCGGCACCTTGCCGGCCCTCGGCGCGTAGCGACCCCACCGCAGGCACTCGGCATAGACGGCCGGCGCGTCGTAACCGGAGTCAATGACGACGTGAACGTCTTGAACGCCGTGCTCCGTTTGCTTGTCCCGAACGTCTTGCCATGTGTCGAGGCTGCCGGCGTCCAATGCGCGTGAGCTTCCGTCCGCGTTCCATGCCCGGACGACAAACCAGAAGTGAGGCGACGAGGCTTGGCAATCCACCGACATGATTTTCACCGCGTCGTCGCCCACGGCCTCGGCTCCGGCGACAACCAGTTCCTCGCGCTGGCGTGGTGCTGACTGATTTTCCCACGGCTCGGCGAGGTTGCCGTTCACGAAGCCTTGAAGGCCAAGGACGGACTGCGTTGCCTCAAGGAACGCGACGGCGAGGAAGCCCCAAGTGCATTTCCGGTCCGGCGAATACAGGGACGACAGGTGATAGGATCGGACGCCCGGCATCGCGCCCTTGTTCTCGGCCACCCAAAGGCCATGCCGGAGCGCGGCGACCTTTTGAGCGTCAGTGATGGCGCCTTTGCAAAGCTGGCACTCGTAACGGGCAGAGGCGCGGACCCGGCCGAAATCCCATTTCCCTTCGGCGTCCTTTGCGGCCTCGTCCCACTTCACTTGCTTCCAGTCAAGTTTGATGCGCTCCCGGCAGTTTGGGCAGGGGATGTAGTAGAACCGCTGGTCGCCGCGAAGGAACCGCTGCCAGATTCGGCCCTCGGTGATTGTCGGCGTGGAAGTCAAAAACGCCTTGGACGAGGAAAACGCCTTCAAGCGTTGCTCAATCAGGTCGAGTGAGTCGGCTTCCTTGTCCGTGGCAGCCGCGCACTTGTCCACTTCGTCGGCAATCAGGATGCGGACCGGCCGGCTGGCTACGTTGGCCGGAGAGTTGGACCCAACAAACGTGAGCGTGCAGCGGTCAAAGTTCTGCTCAAGGTTCGTCATCCGGTCTTTGTCGGCCGGGAACCGCGCCAGCATCGTCGGCGAGTCCTCAAGCATCGGCATCCAGCGCGATTTGGAGAACGACCGCGCCAGATTCTCCGAAGGCATCAGCCAAATCGCCGGGCTTGGCTCGTTTTCAATCAGCCACGCAAGCCCGGCCATGAGCGTTGTCGTCTTTGCCGTCTGTGAGCCCCAGCAAAGCGTTGACTCGAACACGCCGGGGTCTTTCCAGCATTCCAGCGGCTCGCGCATATACGGGCGGACGGCGGTTGAGAACGGTCCGGGGTGTTCGGTCTGGCGTTGCGTCAGCTTGAGGTTGCTTTCCGCCCACTCAACGACGGTCTGCCGCGGCGTCGGCCGGTAAAGCTGGCGGCGGAACTCCAGAAGGTCGCGTTGTTGGTCACTGAGCATCTTGGAGCATCTGCCGCATTTTCTCCGACTTAACTTCCTTCACCGCGACGAGCTTCATTCCGTATTCGTTCGGCTTGTCGTCAATTTTGACGCCGGGTTTCAGTTTGAGCTTGGTGTCAAACTTGCGCCACGAATCACGAACGACGTGTTGCGGCCGGCGGAACCTCCTGCCCACGGAAACGACATAGGGCCAGACCCTTTCAAGCGAACGAGCCATCTTGAGCCGGCCGTCGCCCTTGTATAGCTCCGTCGCGTTGCCTCCTTTCATCGTCATCGTCGTCATTTTCCACGCGAGAAAGGCGTTGAAGAGAACCGTGCATTGCCCGTCCGCGAGAACCTGCAAGCAAAGGTCCGTGTCCTCGTTGTAACGTCCGCGCCAGCGGTTCGGGAGGTCGTTCCGAATCAGGATGAACGAATAGACGTGAACATTCAGATAGAACGGCGGCATTTTGGCGCCATTCAGCGCGAACATATGGTAATTGAGCCCGGCAACCGCGATGTTCTCGTAGCGGTCAACGAAGTCTTCACAGGTCACAAACGCGAACCGGGAGTTGCACGGGATTTTCCGCGACTTGTAGCGGCGCCACACGCCCATCATGTTGTCGTCCAGAATCCAATGACGTTCGTGACCGGCCGCTTTGGCGTGTTCCCAACACCAGTTCCGCGCCGGTATGCTTCCGAGGCCAAGGTTTGAGAACGGAAGGACGTGCAAACGCTCGGCGCCATACTTTGCCGCGTATTGGTCCCGCTCCTGAGGCTCAACGACGATGTGAAAGTCAACGCCGTCCTTGAGCAGGAAGTTTGCAGTCAGGCAGCAGTCCGCCCGCCCCTTGCTGATGACATAAATTGGGTATCGTGGCTCGCTCATTTGTCAGCCTTCTCGGGTTTGTCAGCCTTCTCGGGTTGCTTCTCTCCGGCTTGCTCGAATTTGGCGGATGCGGCGTCAACCCGTTCCGTGAACGGCCAGCGCGTTGACCAAGTGAGTCCGGCAGTCTTGTCGATTTTGATTCCGTGCTTGTCGCAAAAGAGCTTCCGGTCGTCTTCCTTCACGAATGAAACCACCAGCTTGATTGGGTTCACGCCTTCCTCGTATTCCGGCATCCCAAGCCACTCGGCCGCCTCGTTGATGTCCTTGATTTCGCCTTCCGGCCGCGTGACGAAGACCAAGTTCATGAGCATTTTTTCGTCGAACCCTGTCCCAAGGAGCCCTTCGAGGTCCGTGTCCTTAATCTCCTTGAGGATTTCCGAAAGCAGCCGGTCGTCTATCTCGCCGAGGTGACCGATTTCGTTGTCACCCGTCAAAATCTTCATCGCCTGCGGAGAGTCCGGCGACACGTCAACGCGGATGATGGGAACCGTTTCCAGTTTCAACCGCTTACAGGCGAGCGCGACACCGTGCCCGGCCAGAATGGTTCCGTCCTTCGCAACGACGATGTTCCGATAGAAGCCGTGCTGCTGGATACTTTGGACGATGTGGGCAAGCTGGTCTTCTGGATGCCTGCGGTAGTTTCGCGGATGAGGTCGGATGCTTTCGAGCGGGACGCGCTCGACCGAGAACTCATGCTTCGCTTTGTCCGGTTGCTTCTGCTTTTCAGTCTTCATTTCCAAGGGTCTGTTTTGTTGAGGGTGGCCAAGGCCACGTCTTGCACCCACCGCTCAAGCTCGCGCTCGGCGTGCTCCGGGTCGTGGGGTGAGATTCTGCCGGCAAGCTGCTTGGGCATGGCCCGGAGCAGGGTGGCAACCGCGCCGTCGTGCTCCGTCATCACCTTCTTGACCCAATCGCCGGAAACAAGCGTCCGTTCGACTTGGGCGAGGTTCAGAACCTGCTCCCGCGCTTCCGTCAGGTTCCGGGCAGCTTGCCCGTGGATTGCGACGAGCCGGCCGGCGTCCGGTTGCGCGTTTTTCAAGGCCCGGACCGCCAGCGCGTAGGCAGCCCGCTCAATCTGCCGCTGCCGTTCATAGGCGCCCTCGGGAGTGTCCGCGGAAACGAGGGCAGGGTTGGCCGGCGCCGCGGCTTCCGGTGGTCGGTATGGTCCGGCCTCCGGTGCTTCCGCCGGCTTCACCGCCCGCTTCTGCGCCGACATTCCGCGCCACTGGTCCGCGGCTTCCTTGGACGTGAGCGGCATCCCGGCTTTGACCAGTTGCGAAACCCGGCCCTTCGTGAGCCCGGACGCCTTGGCGTATTCGGTCTGATTCATCGCAGCGACTCCGGCAGCTTGTCCAACGTCAGCTTGGCGAGGTCGTCGAGGCCCGCGGCAATGGACTTGAGCGTTCGGGCGGGCGAGACAGGATGCAAGGCCATCGCCATTGCGTCAGACTTCACCTTGCCGGAGCGGACTTGCCGGACGGCCCATTTCAGAACAGGCGCTTCCGTGGTTTCGATGATGAACTTCGCGTTGTCTGTCATGGCTTTTGGAAATCACCCACCCGCCCGCGGCAACGTCCAACCCAGAACGAATCCGCGGACAGGTGGTCGCCCGACACACGCCGGGCAAAAATTGGTTTCATGCGGTCCAAGGTGCTTGCTCTCCGTCCATCCAGAAGGTTTTCGCGACAACCGTGTGAGAGACGGCGACGCATTTCAGAATCTCAAACGCTTCGCCGGGGTATTGACCGGCCAGCCGCTCGGCTTCCTTTTGGGCGGATTCGGCCGTCAGGTGCTTCACGCGGGGCGGCTGCGTCCCGGTGACGCGATGCACGTAGAAGTGAGGTTTCATGGCAGGTTCGGGTTGTCGTTTTCGTGGATTGGGCCGGCGCACTCCGCGCAGAGGTTATCGCCGACGCAGTGAGCGTGCCGGCGCCATGCCGTCCGCTGCCGGTTGTCCTCGCGGCGAAGCTCGTCGTCAATCGGGTCGCTGTCGTCAATCGGTTCCGGTTCCGGCTTCATGGTGGCGCGGTGCTTCTAGGCTTCGTCGGCTGTTTAGTCCATCCCCTAAACCGGGTTGGCTCTTTCTATACTGTTTCGGGGAGGGTGCAAAAACGGGCCGAAAGTTTAGCATTTTGGGCCTTTTTTACGCTCTCCCGACCTCCGGCCTGCTTTGGCCCC